CGCACAATTTAGTAAAAACTATTTAGCAGGTTATAGAGGTTCTTCAGCCGTACCAAGATTTGCAGAAGGTGGTTATGTTTCACCAAATGTAAATATTACAACAGGTGCGGTAACACAAATGGATGGAACTAATTTTATTACTACAAATGATCTAGCAAGTGCTGTACAAAGTGGTATAGATCAAACATTAACACTATTGCAATCTGATTTAAGAACTAGAAGATCATTAGGTTTAGGATAAATGGCTAATTTTGATATATTAACTTTTTTAGAATATTACGCTGATAAATCAAGCGTTTTAAATATTAGTAACAAAAGATTACCTACTAATGCATATCAAAATTTTTATCAATCAGCACAAAATCTTACAGCAGATTCAGATATAGATCAAAGCGTTAATTTTAATTATTTAGCATTCGATGCATCTGGTTTTGCTTCTACTGAAGCTGCAAGCATTAGCAATTTAACAATAAATTTAGCTGCTACTGCATCTATTATTGATCTTACAGATACAGCCATTGGTGGTGATCGTCTTGTAATCGCATCACTTTATATACAATCTATAGGTCAAGATACATTTAGTAATTCTGCAAGTCTTGTTTGTAGATTTACAGGTACTATAGATAGTGCATCAGTTAATGATACTACAGTTACATGGACAGTCAGCCCTGCAATATCTAAACAAAAAGCACAAGTTCCATCAAGACGTATTAGCAGTGATTTAATGGGTAGGTTTATTGCAACATGAATAATATTGTATTTGCTGTAGATATTAATGCTATTTTAGAAGATAGTACAGAACTTACAGATGTAACAGGTTTTGTGATTGACAATAAAAGAGTATATAAAACATCTGATAATACAATTTTAACAGGTACAAAAAAAATAAAAACTATTAAATTTGCTACATTTGTAGTACCTGCTGAAATTTTGCCTTTTATTATGAGCAAGGTTAATGAATAATGGCTAGAACATACTCCTTTATTGCTGGTGGTGCATTAAGAAAAGCAACATTTACAGGTAATGCACAAAAAAAATCAGAAGTAGGTCAAGATGCACAGATACTAGATGAAAGTTTAGAGAATTTTAAAAAGCCGAATTCTGATTTGGATGTTTCACAAAAAATAGCAAAAACAGGAGAAACTGTACCTATAGTTTTTGGTAAAAGATCTAATAATATTGGTGGTGTTTGGATGCAACCAAGCCTGATAAAAGCAGGTACATCAAGTTTTGTACAGAAATTATTATTTGTAATATCACAGGGGGAAATAGTAAGTAGTCCTACAAAATCCAAGTCATTTACAGGATTAACAAAATTGAGTTTTTTAGATGATACATCTATTACTCTAAGTCATATTTACAGTACAGCAGCATCATTAGCTTCTTCACCTAATTCATGCCCTATTAGTAGTACAGGTCTTTTTTGCGGTAATGATATATATACATACTTAACAGAATTATTCAAGCCATCATCAGGTACTTATTTACAAAATGAGCCTGATTTTGGGAAAGATTTTCAAGGTGTAAGAACAAAAACATTTGGTACAGGTGATACTTCTAATACTACTTTTGTTATGAGTTTACAGGTTTTTGATGCAGAAACTGGTGATAATGTAACTACTGCTTATCAGACATATATTGGTGCATCAGATATGAATTTTGGCTTTAATCAAAATTTTAATAGCAGTGGCACTTTTATAGGTGGTAGAAATCCTGGAACAATTTTTGACTTTAATGCAGATTTTAATAGTGGTCTGCTTTTCGCACCAATTAATGCTACAACTGTAGCTGCTGGTACTTATACACAAACTCAACTAAATAATCTTAATGCAATCAGTAGCGGCAGAACTAAATTTATTTTTAAATATACTTTTGTATCTGTTAATAATCAGGTTATATCTAGCAATCCTGCGAGTACTGGCACATTAGATGGTGTGCAGAATGAAACTACAATAGGTACAAGCACTGTTATCCAGAACACATCTAATAATAATTCTTCTTTTGCAGATATTACATTTTTAGGTGTTTCAGGTAATTTATTTGATACACCATCTGCTGGAACTTTTCCAAGCTCAACAAAACAATTATATATATTCTATGAACAGGGTGTAAAAGTAGATTTATTTAGTGCAGGTTTATCAGGTTCTAATTATACACAGGGTGCAAGTAATCAGTTTATAGATTTAGCTATGCACTTATTTAAACTATATAAAAAAATTGATGGTAATAATACTGCTGCTATTGTTGCACCTGTAGAGTTATCAAATTTACAGAGTTTATCTACTTTTTGTGCTAATAACAGTATGTTTTTTAATGGCATAATTTCTAAAGCTGTTAATATTGTTGATTTTATTACTACAGTATCACCATATTATTTTCTATCTTTTTTATCTGTAGGAGGTAAATATCAATTTGCACCAATACTACCTATAAATGGAAGTAATCAAATAGATACAACTGCATTAACGCCTACAATGACATTTACAGAAGCAAATATTTTACAAGGATCATTTAAAAAAAATTATCTTAGTGTAGAAGAAAAAAGAGAATTTATAGCTAATTGTATTTATACAGAATGTGTACCTACAGCAGTTGCAAGACGTAAAACAGTTAGTGTCAGGTTTAGTACAAGTGCATTAGATTCACCTACAGAACAGTTTGATATGTCAGATTTTTGTGCTGATGTAAATCATGCAATACTCTATGCAAAATATGAATTAGCAAGGCGTAAGCATAGTACTCATGTTATAAACTTTTCTACCCCACTTTTAACAACAACTTTAATACCAACAAATATTATAAAACTACAGTTGCAAAGAAAAAATAGTGTAGGTGATGACAGGACAGAAATAGAATATTATCAAGTTTCTAGTATTACATATGATAATGATGGTGTTAGTAATATAGAAGCCGCACATTTTCCACTTGATACTAATGATAAATCTGAAATATCTCTAGAAATAACTACTGGTACTTTTACTGTTTTACAATGACAACTTTTCCAGCATTAGAGCCAGAAACCAGGGCATTAGTATATGGAGACTACCCTCAAAACACTCACGAAGGCTTAAGTGGTGGAAATGTTAGATTTTTATTAGGTACAAAAAGAGTAGTACAAAGACTAACTATTACATACGAATATTTAACAGAAACAGAAGCACAGAGTTTATTAACACATTACAACGGTCAAAACGGCTCTATAGTACCTTTTGATTTATCTAGTCAGGTATGGGCAGGTTATTCTACGCCACCTGTTAGCAGTAGCAGTTACCAATGGAGATACGCACAGTCATTTCAAATTAGTATATCTTCACCAAACAGGTATAGTACATCTATAGAGCTTATAAGCGTACCTTTATAATGGCTACATTTCCTTCTATAATTCCAACAACCAGATTATATACACAAGGTGATTTTCCTAGTGCTATACAATCTTCTTCTAGTGGTGCAACAACAGGATTTAGAAGGGGTAATAGACGTATTAACCAAACATTACAGTTAACTTTTGATAATTTAACAGAAACACAGGTAAATCTCATAAGAACACATTACGATGGTCAAAATGGTAGTTTTGAAATATTCTATCTATCCTCTAGTACATGGAGTGGTTATACATCACCACCTGTTGCTTTAGTTTCTGATTTCGCTTGGTTATATGCAACCCCACCAACAATATCTGATGGCATAGTAAGTAAATGGAATGTAGAAATAGAACTTGTTTCAGTACCTATAGATTCAGGAGATTTAGTATTTGATGCGGGCGATTCAACAACAACTGCAAGATCATATTTAGTAGATGCCTTAACAAGTAGTTCTTCACCTGCTAGAACTTATATAATAGATTCAAGAAACTCTAATTAGACATGACAATTACATTAAATGCTTTACAAAAGCAAAGAAGGGATACGGCTAGTAATTGGACATCTAATAATACTGTATTGTTGGACGGTGAATTAGGATATGAAACAGATACAAAAAAATTTAAGATAGGTGATGGTACAACAGCATGGCAATCACTTGATTATTTGCCTATCCCAGATACAAATAGATTATTGGCAGGCAATCTTACAGTAGGCGGTAATTTTACAGTAAACGGTACTACAACTACTATAGATACCACAACACTAACTGTAGAAGATAAAAATATTGAAATTGGTAAAGTTACAACACCTTCTGATACAACAGCAGATGGTGGTGGTATCAGCTTACTTGGAACCACTACAAAAACTATAAACTGGGTAGATTCTACAGATTCATGGACATTATCAGAGCATTTAGATTTAGCTAACGGTAAAGTATTTAAAATTAATAACACTGAAATACTTAGTGCAACTGGTTTAGGAAGTTCTGTTGTTAGTAGTTCGTTAACATCTGTTGGTACTATTACTACAGGAACTTGGAACGCAACAGCTATTAGTGGTTCTAAAGTAACACCTGATTTTGGTAGTCAAAATATAGTAACAACAGGAAATGTAACTACTTCAAAGGTTCTTATAGGTACTACTGTTACTAATAGTAATGATGTTTTAATTGTTTCTGACCCTGGCGATGTATTTATGTCAATACGGTCAGATGCAGCAGCAGACAACACAAGACAATTTTTAGATTTTGGAACTGGTACAGGAGATAGATCGAGTACTAATTTAACTGGTGTAATAAAAGCTAGTATTCATTCACAATCAGGAGGTACTTTAAAATCTGATTTAATTTTTTCTACAAACACAGGAAATAGTATTAGTGAAAAATTAATTATAAAAGATACTGGGAACGTAGGTATAGGTGGTACAACAAGTCCAACAGGAAAGTTAACTGTTCATAACACTGATGATGCAAATGTAAATGTATTTGAGGTATATAACGATAATGGCAATATGTCTGGAAGCTTTTCTCAAAGCTCTACAGGTGATGGAACAGTAGGAGTTAGAAAGAATGATGGAACATTAAGTGTATTTTTTAGATCTAATGGTATTTCTTATATAAATGGTGGAAATGTAGGTATAGGTACAACAAGTCCATCTACGTTACTACATTTACAATCCACAGCAGGAAATACAAAATTAAAACTTACTCAAAGTGGTAGCACTACTGATGCAGTTAATGGTGCGATTCATTTTGGTAACTCTACTGATGGACAATTATGCGAAATAAGAGGTTATACAAGTGGGTCTAATAATAGCGGTTATTTACAATTCAGAACAACAAGTAGTGGATCTGATGTCACCGCAATGACAATAGCTACGTCTGGAAGTGTTGGTATAGGTACAACAAGTCCAGCTTCTTTAATTCATGGTATGTCAGGAGATTTATTCTTAACTGCCAATTCAACCTCTGCTGATAGTGGACAAGGTGTATATTTTCAATCAACTACAAATGGTTGGACTACTAATAATGCTCATGCTGCTATATTTGGAAAAAGAGTAGATGCTTCTAACGGATATTTAAGATTTGATACGAGACTTAGTGGTGCGACATCAGAGAAGATGCGTATAGATTCGTCTGGACAGATTGGAATGGGAACTTCAAGTCCTGTACAACAATCTGGTCGTGGTTTACATATTCATGGTACAAATCAAGCAAGAATTAAATTAACCATTCCTAATAGTGGTGCTACAGCAAATGATGGTTTTGACATTATCCAAGAGAATGGATTAGATATGCATCTTCTTAACCACGAAGATGCTGATTTAAAATTTGGAACAAATGATGAAGAAAAGATGCGTATAGATTCGTCTGGAAATTTACTTATAGGTCGCATAAGTACTGGTAATACTGGCAATGGTCACTCAATAAGAGGTGGCGACAGTGCGATATTTAGCCGTAATTCAACTGGCGAAACCGTGCAAGTTTCTAGAAATAATTCAAATGGAGACCTTATTCAATTTAGAACAGGTGATACTGGAAATGCTTCTGTCTGCGGTGAAATTGTTAGAACTGGTTCAACTACTGTTGGTTACAATACAAACTCTGACTATAGACTAAAAGAAAATGAAGTAGCCATATCTGATGGTATAACACGATTAAAACTTCTTAAGCCATATAGATTTAATTTTAAATCTGAACCATCTAAAACAGTTGATGGTTTTTATGCTCACGAGGTAACACCAGCAGTACCCGAAGCTATATTTGGTGAAAAAGATGATCCAAACAGGATGCAAGGAATAGATCAAAGTAAACTTGTACCTTTACTTACTGCTGCATTACAAGAAGCTATAGCAAAAATAGAGGTATTGGAAACCAAAGTTGCAGCATTAGAAGCTGCTTAGTAAAATTGGTTATATCTAAATAATTTTATGCCTACACCTGAAGAAAAACTTAACGAAGTGCAAGAACGCTTTAATACTAATGTTGCTCAAGCTCAACAGATAGAACAGCAAATTGCACAATTACAAGAAAACCTAAGAGCTTTACAACAACCTTTGATAGAAGATCAAGGTGCTATAAAAACTCTTAAAGAACTTGTAGAAACTGTTGAGCAACCTGCTTAACTTTTATAAACCCTTATTAATTATTATTATGGCTGTTACTTGGAACGCTACATTAGAAGGCTTAAAAACTGTAGGAAGTTTATCTGATGTCGTAACTACTATTCACTGGACTGCTAGTGATTCAGATGGAGATCATTCTGGTTCTTCTTGTGGTGCTGTAGGGCTTGCCGAGGCTGACAGTGGATCGTTTACTGCTTATGCAGATATAACAAAAGATAATGCTATTGCATGGGCTAAAGCTGCTCTAGGTGCTGATGAAGTTACATCTATTGAAACAGGTATTGCTGCACAGATAACAGAATCAAAAACTCCTACAAGATTTACT